ACCAAGGGCCGAGCAGATGAACGAAACCGAAAGCGCCATGTTGCGCAGGGATGTTGAAGAACTCACAAAGAAAGTTGACGTACTTTCTGAGGAAGTCAAAAACCTTGTCGCAGCATGGCAGACCGCAAGCGGCATAGTCGCTTTCGTGAAATGGCTGGCTGGTGGCGTCACTGCTTGGATCCTTCTCGGCGACACAATCAAAGGCTTTTTCAAATGAATTTCGACATTGCTTTCGAGCGACTGATTGGCCACGAAGGCCGCTACGTTTGGCATCCGAACGATCCGGGTGGCGAGACTAATTGGGGAATCAGTAAGCGCTCATATCCCAATCTCGACATCAAGAATTTGACCGAGCAACAGGCTAAGGAAATCTACAAGCGAGATTTTTGGGACCGGATGCGCATTGAGAAATTACCGCCTCTGATCCAGTTCGACGTTTTCGACTGCTGCGTGAACTCCGGCCTGCAACGTGCCTCAACGCTGCTCCAGCGGGCCGTTGGTGAAGTAGAGGATGGATTACTCGGCACGAACACGATGGCCGCCATAGCGGGTGTGGAACCCGCTCACCTGCTGGCCCGGTTCAATGCGCACCGCCTGATTTTCATGGCATCCCTTGACGGCTGGCCGGTTTTCGGACGAGGCTGGGCGCGACGTATCGCCGGCAACCTTTTGGAGGCAATCAAATGAACTATCTTTTGGACCGCCTAAAAGAACCTTCGACCTGGCGCGGTTTGGCCGTCATGATCGGTGCGTTTGGCGTGCACATGCACCCTGACCTGATGCCAGCCATCGGCACAGCCGTTACTGCGGCCATCGGGCTTGTTGAGGTAGTGCGAAAAGGCTAGAGTTGAAAAACCCGGTGAGGAGTTAGCGCTCCCCACCGGGTTGACCTGAGATGTACAAGGCATCGTCAGGACAGTAGAACAACGGCATTGCGCCGTGCAGCAGTCTACAGTCCCCTCTGATTCCCGTCCATCTCCGTACCCTCCGCGATAGCAATGCGCCTACATGGGCGGCTGAGGAGAAAACATACGGACGACTCCACACCCGGTTTGTCCGTCGCGCACTGTTTGCGAGGTAGCGCAGAACACGCCTGATGAGTGGCAAACCCAAGCAGGCATGGATGGAATCGCAACCACTAGGAACTTTGGTCCCAGACAGGTATGAGCTGGGATGGAAGGGGCAGGCTTCTAGCCACCCTTGGAGGAACTATGTCTGGAGGAAACATGAGCAGACCACATAACAAGAGCAAAACCATTACCGCGCCCATACCGCTGGGAACCTATCGGCATTTCTTTGATAGCCCGGAGGCTTACAACGCTGCAATGGAAAAAGCAGACCGGTACGACAAAAAGGGATTACCACGGAGAGCGCACAGGATACGGCTCAACATTGATGGGATGAAATTGGGGCGGAATGATGATCATAGAACTACTGAGGAAAGCTGACGACATAGCCAACAAGCTGGCCGCAGCTGGGGCTGATGACTGCGATTTGGTGAACGTTGAGCAAGTAGTTAAACGAATGTTCGTTTGGGTGCTTATCACTCATCCGCGCAGGTCGTTTATGAAGAATTTCTGGAGCCAGAACACGAAGGGGAAAACGGCAAACGCCACGCTCAACATCCTGATAAATCGCGGATGGATCAACAAGGACGTCAATCGGAGCAAAGGAAGCTCATGGCTGTTGACGCCAGGCGTAAAACTGATTGAAGAGATAAACAAACTTGGGGAGGTTTGAATATGGGAAGGGTTGCTGAGATGGAATATCGGATTCGGATCAAAGCCGACCAGATAATGACGTACGAAGACACGCCAGAGATGGTCGCGCATCTGCGTCGCTTGGCCGATGAAGCAGACGAGGATGGCCGCAAAATCGACGCTTATTGGATGCGAGAGAGCGCCGAGAACCTGCAAGGACTCTGGACCACGATTAGCAGGAGGGGAAGGAATGAATAAGGTTATCGACGCCGCATTGGCGCTCATCGAGAGATGGGATACCCCGTTGTGGAAAGATGCAGCACACACTTCGGAGCTGATTCAAGCGCTGAGAGAGGCAATCCGAGAATATGACCTAGTGTGTTTATCGGAAACACACCAGCAGTTGGATGCGGCGCTGGAGTACGAACTTTGGGGACGGGTGTTTGGTGCTCACGGTGGACGTTTGTCTGCCTCGCCAATAAACCCTCGCGGGGTCTGGCCGCATGGCACTGCGTTGTATGTGAGGAGGGAGAAGGAATGAACTACACAAAGCACTTTGACGACTTTTGGGCACGCTACGGCACCGATGATCGTATGGACGTCTCGGCTAAGGGGTCCAAGCGCAAAGCGTTTGAGGCTTGGGAAAAAGCATGTAAGAAGTGGGCGAAAGAGGAGAAGGTCGACAGCGAGCCTGAGCTAAAGTTTGCGCAGGCCGTGAACCACGGTTACGGCATCCACGCGCAAAACCGCAGGACCGCCAGACGAGTCCCCAACAAGTTCGTGGCCCCGCTGCCGCATGTTTCAACGTACCTCAATCAATTTCGGTTTGAGGCTGAAGTAAACGAAGGCAGCGGAGAACTGAAGCGCCAGAGCAGTGCCGAACAATGCAAATGTGGTGGCGAATTCTACGGACGCGACAAGTACGGGAAAGCCATCTGCAAGGCTTGCCATACGGCTGAGTGGTACGAGGAGGTGAAGACTAGCCAGAACCCTGTCATCCAGCGCTGGCGGCCTCTCAACATGCTTGAGCGGTATCCTCGAGGGGATGAGGAATCATGGCCGGCGTGGAGCGCCAGAGTGGCCAAGCAAATCGTGCGCGACGCCCCGGCCAGCAGCCCGCTGAAGTACACCGCGCAGGCCGACCGCGAAGATGACTGGGCGTATTTTCAAAAGCCAAGACGCTGGGGGCACTGATGCGCGAATGTTATCTGTTCAAACGGGGTGACGAGTTGCCGCAGACCAAAATCAGCGACGCCCAGGTTATTGAGATTCGCGAGGCTGCTATCCGGAGAGAAGAGCTTCGCGACTACATCACGGAGAATTTAACCAACGCTGCGCTGGCTCAACGCTACGGAGTGCATCACCGAACCATTGAGAAGGTTTTGGCGATGGAAACGCATTTCCATGTCCGTTGATGCCAAACGAGCAACATGGGAAAGCATCAAGCGCCACAGGCAAGTGGCAGAACTGGTGCAGTCTGACGAGGTGTTTCGGCGGTTCGTCGGTAATCTGGTGGAGACTTTTGGCCCCCTAGAATCCGTTGAACCAACCGAAACGATTGTCCCGACTTTGGATGAGCCGATTAAGCGCCGGAGGTGACAGGCTGTGCAGCGGCTTCCAGCGCCTCCACACGCGCTGTGAGCTGCTGAATGGCCTTAGCCATCAGAGACACCATTGGCCCGTAGCTGATGGCGTCTGGGCGGCCTTGCTCGTCGTATTGCACAAACTCCGTCAGGCCAAGGCTGTGCAGGTCTTCGGCCAGCAACCCACCAAACCAAGTATCGCCGTCATTCACGCCGCGATACTTTACTGGGCGAAGTTTCAAAACCTCCGAAAGCCCATGAGTGGCGTCCGTGATGTCTTTCTTATAACGGGCTGATGAGGTTGAGCGCTGCAACACTCCACCAGACGTTATAAAAACATTCGCAGCAGACGCCGTGGTGGCGTTATACGGACCGCCAGCACTTGTTGATCCGAAAGTTATGTTCCCGTCGTTCCGTAAACGGAAAAGCAAATTTGTATTGCCCGGATCATAAATAGTCAGAGCGTAGTAACTTGTTGAAGAATCTTTTGCCAGAATAAAACACTGATGCGGGGAACCTCCCGTGGTTCCGATTCCTGTCCAACCATTCAAGCTCACAGTGTCTGAACTTGGATTGTTTCCTAGCGTGCTGTTGCCGGTGACCGTCAAATTGCCTGACAAAGTAGTGCTTGCCAGCGTTGTAAAATTGCCGACCGCGCTTGTGACGCTGGTGTTGGCCGTAACAGTCGTGAACGTTGCCGCGCCTGGCGTAGTGCCGCCGATGGTGCCGGGTGCCGCCAACGCCAACGTGATGTCATTGATGCCAGCAATGTTGTCGACCGTGGCCAGCGTGTTGTTGTTGCTGTCCTTGATGATCACTTTCAAGGCGACGCCACCAGTAACCCAAATGCTGGTCGTTAGACGGCCAGAAGAGTCCAAAACGATCGGATTGGAATTCAATACCGTGCCGGTCGAATCGGTATAGGTGTTCTGTAGCGTAGTGGTCCCAGCCAGATAGGTATAAATCAAACCACCCGACAGGATTAGCCCCTGATTGGTAAAGCTCTGGAGTTGAAACGCGATAGGGGATTGGAAGTAAGCCATGTGTGTTTACTCGTATTCAAACTCTGTTGCGTATCCATGTTCTTGCAGCGTCGGCAATTCATCTTCAATTTTTTCGCCGATGTCGTCTCTGTAGATCATGTCTGAGATGTGCAAATCGTCGACGACTTTATAAGCACGCTCTGATGCCTGCTTGATGCTGCGTCCTGTGCCTGTGACAACGCACAGGTAATCACCAGCAGTGGCCCACATTTCGCGCTCCACCAGCTCATCGTCGTCCATGTCCGGCATCGTCGCCATTTTGACGCTCTGAGGCGCAATGAAGCGACGGTTCTTTGCGGTCACGCCATAAATCGGAATGTCGATCACTTCCTTCTGCGTCGCCTTGCTGTACGGATAGTCCGGTTGCGCCACGACCACGCCAACCGCAATAGCCGTGCTGACTTCCAAGGAATCCTCGCCATAGCAAGCGTCGCGCATCCATCCCGCAGGATCTCCCTTGGTCGTCGCCATCATGATGTTGAACGCAGGCCAGCCCGGACGCGCAGTAAACTCCAGCGGCCACGCTTTACCGTCCTCGTCGATGATGCAGTTGACGTCAATGCCACCAAAGTGGCCCAGCTTAACGAGCGACTCCTCGAGGGGCTTCATCACTTCTTCAAACAACGTTGAGTCGTTGCAATACTTCATCACTGTCCCAGCCTCACCGCAGTTTGGGCCGCAGTTCCCGCTGAGTAACTTCTTGTGCTCAAAGTTCTCGTTAGGCAACCCAATGAAACCATCCTTGCCCATCCACGCCGACACAGCGAACTCAATGCCAGGGATAAACTTCTGCAACATGCACGGTCCCTTTAGGACCATCCCCATACGCTGCCAGCGCTGGAGACGCGCCACAAGGTCGGCAGGCGATTTGGCGCAGTAGGACAGGCTCTTGTCCTCCTCACTGCCAAGCGTCTTGAACACATAACGCTCGTCGGATTTCCTCGCAAACTTCTCGGCGTCGGCCAGCGTCTTGAACGTCTGGTGCTCTGGACACTCGATGCCGTGGTCGTCCAAGAACTTCATCCCGTAGGCTCGGTCTATTTCCAGCCGTGCGGACTGCACTGACGGTGCGAACACGGCCACGCCCTGCTTGCGGAAAAACTCTAGCCGGTCAATGTACTTTTCGTTACCGGTGCAGAACACGAGGTCGGCCCACTTGGCGCTGCCGGTCCAGTTCTTGATGAACTCAATGCCCTTGAAGCCTTGGCCAATGTGCGGTGAAGCGTCTGGTGAGAGCCAGTAGCGCACTTGATGGCCGGCAGACACGCAGCGCAGAACGAAATCCAATCCGCAGCCGGCGTCTTCGTGCTCAAGGACTAGGATTTTCATGGCGTACCGTAACCCGGCACAGTCTGCAAAGTCTGCGCAGCTGGGGCTGTCAATGCTGCTCTAGTGGTTGCTCTGGCCGCCTGCGAGCGTTGTGCCCGCGCTCTCGCCGCCTGAGTCATTGCCGATTCAATAGCGGTGAACACGCCTGGATCTCTGCTCAACAAAAATTCACCTATTTTGTTCCTGACTGATTCTGGCATCGTGAGCCTAGATTTATTCTGCACCATCCATTGCACCGCCTGATCCCATCGACCACCGGCCACAACCTTTCCAAGCTCGTGCATGTCAGCGATTGTTTGAAGCGCTGCATCATCCGCCCTTGCTTCACGCGCGAAGGTCTTGCTGTTCATCGCAACTGATTCAAGGTCTTTGAGTTTGCGTTCGTTTGCAATCAAGTTTGCCGCTTGTTCAAATTCTGCCCTCGTTCCGAAAACAGCTTGCAGACGTTCTCTAAGCGTTCGGTCTTTCCATAGGTCAAGAATCTGAGTCTGCCCGCGTTGAGTGCCAATTTTTTCTCGAAACGCTTCAGCCGCGCCAACTCGGAAACCCTGCTTTTCCGACTCTGTCATGTTCCGCATCGTGCTGCGGACATCTTCGGCAGTGCCAGACCAAAGGTTTCTGCCTTCCTCAATCGCAGTGCGAATGCTGGCCGGCCCGGAAAACGCATTTCTGGCGTCTAGATACAAATCGCCGGTTAAATTGTCTAGCTCGCTTTTGAACCGATTGTTCAGTTCAATCATTGAACGAGCCAACGTTGGGTTGTCTTTTTTGGCTGCGTTAATGGCGTCATCCATGCCGCGCTTGACTAAATCAAGGTCGCGCATCGACAGCGGTTCAGCAATCCCAGCTTGCTGTGCATCGTCTAAATATCGCTCGGTCACGGTCAACGGACGTTGTTCAGCAGTGGCAATTCTTTCTGCATTTTTTACCGCCCCAAGTTGCCGCATTGATTGCAAAATTCCGGTCAAGTCTGGAGTGGCTGCGATCGACATGCTGTGCAGCTGCTCATACAAAGGCCCCGCGTTTAACCGTTGAGAAGCCACCAAACCGGCCTCAACGTCTCCCGCTCGACCAGCGCCACGAGACAATGCGTCAACGACAGGATCTAATCGTTCTGGCCTTCCTGCGATTCGGGCGGTTCTAACATCAAACCATCCTTTCGGCGTTTCGCCAGGCAATGATGCAACCAAGTCCAAGAGGTCACGACCAACAACGTCAGCCACTCTGGCCTCGCCGCCAGAAAGCTGCGACATCGTTGTCATTCTGGTCGCCAATTCCGCCGGGGTTTCGTTTGGGAATTCGCGTCGTAACTCCGTGGCAATCTGACGCAACGCTCGCGCTTCTGGTGACATCATTCCGAGACGGCGACCGCCGCCGCCTGCACCGCCAGCCGCACCAGTCGGGCCTGCCTGACCGACATTGCCTACCGCGCCAATCTGTCGCCCGATGGGGCCTCTCATGGTGCTCTCTGCAAGGCGACCGGGGATAGCCTTTGCAGTTGTGGCAATCCCCTTGCCAGCATTCACCACAGCCGCACGAGCTTCTGGTGCAATCAGCATCGGAGCCGTTTGGATTGCGCCAGTTACTGCGGCTCCCGCGCCGGGATAACCAGCTTCGGCCAATTTCTCGCCGGGGATGTTTCCGTAAGAAAACACTTTGCCAATGTCGGACAGTAACGCCTGACCGACAGCCCCTCGAGGCTGATACGTGTACCGCTGCTGCGTTTCTTCCACAGTTTTTGCGGATTGTTCCGGCCCGTACCCAGACAACACGTTTTGTATTCCTCTAGCGCCACCAACAACCGATGCGCCCAATCCAGTAACCATTGACATAGGCACTTCAGCCACGCCCTGAGCAATGTCCAGAGCGCCACCCAAAACGCCGGAACGTGGTTGTGCTTGTAATGGCTCATTGAAAGCACTCATCGGCCCCGCTGGCGCTTCAAGCGTGAACCCTTCCGGCAATTGCAAACCTTGCCCAGATGGTGGCTCCAGTGAAAAACCTTCCGGGAGTTTTAATTCATCGGCTGCCATTCGCCACCTCGGACAATAATTTTTCTGCCATCCGGGCCGTATGCGATCGTGCCTTCTGTGATTTGCTTGGGTGTCCCGCCACCCGTCGCGCCCGGTGGGGAGGGGGGAGCGCCGGACGACGACGGAGCGGGACTTTGTTCGGATGGCGCACCACCGCCTTGCGCTTCAGACCGCTGTTTTTCTTCTGCCTCGTTTTGCATCTTTTCCATCCATCCCGCTAGAGTGTTTCCGCGTTTTGACAGATAAGTGGCCTGCTTGGTGAGGTACTTAGAAACGTTTTCTTGGGCCTCAATGCGTTTTATCAGCCATTGTTTAAGAGCCGGCCCCTCTAAATTGGTCGGTAATCCAGTTTGCAATGCGAGGTTTAATTCTGAGCCTGACAGCGCTCCAAACGTTGTCTGGCCGACGACATCAAGGCCCAGCCTGCTTTGAATGTTTTGCAATTCGATTGAGGCGTTCAACAGGTTGGGGAATTTGCTTGCGATCACGCCCGTGTTTGCCCCAGCATCGATTTGGGCAATGGCTTCCTTAAGGTTAACGATGTTGGCTCTGATGGATTGAGAAGACTTAAACGCAACATCAGCATTCTTCACCGCATCTTCGCGCAACTGTTTCGTTGCCGCCATTTCCCCAGATTGTTCGATTTTGCTGAGCCCAGCATTTTTTAAGAGTTCTGAACGTTCTTTCCCGGTAACCACGTTCCCGTCGGTGTCTCTGACAATGCTTTCTCCGTTGTCCATCACGGTCATTACTGCGCCGCCGGTCAGAATTTCTGAGCGCTGCACTTTCGGGGCTATACCACCACCGCCACCACGCTCGGCAGCGGTCGGCGCAAGGCCGCCTACTCTTCTGAATGCGCCGGTCGTTGGGTCTTGCTGATACATGCCAGGGCCTTGCTCACCTGTCATTTCCACCGGCCTGCCAAACTGCTGTCCTTTCAACAGGTCTGCGCCTTTGGCATGGCTGATCATGATGCCGTCAAGAGCACTTTTGATGTTGCCGTTTTGAAGTTTGGCCGTGAATCCGGAAATTTCCTCCTGAGACAGCACAGGTTTCCCGTTTGGCAACGTAGTCTGGGACAGAGTTTTGAGCGTTTGCGCTACCGGACCCATCAATGCCGCGTCAATTTCCTGTTGGCTTCGTCCCTGCGCTTGCATTTGAGTTGCTGTTTGCCACAACGGAGCCACTGCGTTGGCTTCAAATTCCATCTTCTGGCCCATTAACTTGTATTGGCTCTCCGTCAGCTTGTTTTGCTCTGTTTGCGATTCATAAAACTGCTTTTGCAGCTTCATTCCCAGATCTGGGTTTACCTTGATCGCTTCCGCTGCAAACTTGCTTTGACCTTCCGGGTTGCTCAAGTCGTATTTGCTGGACAGGCTTTTTAGCGTTTGGAGGTCTTGCTGTTCCTGTTGGGCACCGGCCATTCTCATTTGATTAATCTGGCGCTGATCCACCAAATCGGCCAGCTTGTACCCCTGCGCCATAGCCTCAACCGGACTGCCGCCGGCCAATCCGATGTTTGAAATGTCTGATGGGTTTATGGCCATGATCAATAGCCTCCCAGAGCGTACGAGTTGAAATTATTGAAATTCGCGGGGCTCCCAAGTCCGGCCCCACCGCCTGCGCCAGTCAAACCCTGAAGCGTGTTCATGGTCACATAATTGTTGGCAGCTCCACCCAGCGCATTGGTGATTCCACCAACCATCCCGGTAGCAATGTTGGCCTGATTCTGGCCCTGCGCACCGTAAATGTTCCCCAAGTTTGCGCCTGTCTGCGATGCGGCTGCGGCTTGATTGGCGGCCCCCGCTTGCCCAATCTTGATGGGGTTCAACAAGTTTTCAAGCTGGTTCTGGTAAGACGTCGAGGCCAGTCCTTGGGAATATTTGTTTAAGGCTTGTAGCGTGTTGCCGGATAGGCCAAGGCCCATCGCCGCCGCCTGCCGTTTCGTAGCGTCAAGACCTTGACTCAGCTGGAACTGATAGCCCGGCATCTGCGTTAGCTGCTGGGTAATCTGTTGAGGGCTTAGTTGCTGGCCGTTTGGCCCGATGCCGAGCAGGCGCTGATACGCAGGGATGGCAGACTCGCCCAGCGCTCGATACGGAGCGCTCAACCGCTCTTGCTGGGCCAGCGCTTCCTGCTGAGCCTGCACTTGCTTGGCTGTCGCTTCCTCGGTGGCATCAGCGGCCATCGAGCCAGCGATTGCGCTTCCAGCCACACCAGAAACAGCACTAACTCCAACCGCTACGAATACCATGTCAGCCTCCTATCCATTTCGAGTAATACGTCTCGACCGGCGAATAACTTAAACGCTCAAACAATATCGATGCGTCTGCGTGCATTTTGCTCCCAACGATGATCCGTTGAACGCCCCTGCGTCTTGCCTCTTTCTCAACAGCCTTGAACAGCTTTATGCCTGCGAAACCATTCCGGGAATCTGGATGGATGAAGAAAATATCCATGATCAGCGTTAGGCATGTTTTGTAGTGCAGTCCTGGCGCCACGAACCCGATGAAGTACCCGGCCAGCCTGCCGTCCTGCCGAGCGGTTACCATCATGACCTCGCCTGCGGCCTCGCGCCGGATGTAGACGTCGAACTGCGGGTCTAGTGGCACCTTGTCCTTGTCCAGCGCCAGTTCTTTCCAGTGGAGCGGCAACAGCGGCTTAAGTTCGTCCAGCAGCTCGGTGAATGACTCGACCTGTAGCGTCAGCATCGGATATCAACTATCAGGTGAATGCGGTCATCGGTCGAGTTGTTGATTACCTCATGCTCGATGGCGTTGTTGAACCACCAAACTTCGCCTGTTCGCATGGTTATCTGCTCATCTCCGCAGCGGAACAGAGAACCCGGCAAGCCTTGCAGCACGCAGTGATAGCGCTCGTAGTAGCTGGCGTGGCTTCCGCTGTCTACGTGTGGCGTGATGACCTTGCCCGGTGCCAGTCTGGTAATGAGCACTCGGCCCAGACGCTCACCCTCAACGCGAGCCATCAGGCCAAACACGATTGGACGCACCGCAGGCAGTTCGTAGATTGGCGGATACCACATTGATTCGTGCTCGTCGATCACGCCCACAAGGTTGTGCTCGTATTCGCTGAGGTCGTTAAACCGCACCCAGATGTCGTCAACCTGTTTGTGAGGTGTCGCTTCGTGCGTGGTGCGCAACGTGTTCTCGTTCCACAAACCCGGCTTGCGCTGCACTTGGTGCAACAACGTTACCGGGTCAAAAGTCGTCACAAACTGAAAATTTCTCATCCCCTCAAACCCCCACCCTAATCACAGTGACAATCATCGACGGTGTTTCTGGCGTGTCTGGTGCCGTGCCAGCCGCAAATGTTGCCAAGGTGACATCCGTACTGGTTGCCTGCCAGAAAAATTCCACATAATCATTGGCGGCCATCGTTAAAAAGTAATTCCACGATGGCAAACAATGACCGCTTACCCCGCCGTGGCTCGATGGCACACTGACAAAGCCAGTGCTCCACGGCACATCTGCGCCATTGATCCTGATCCAGATTTGCGCGTCTTTCTCCTGTGTGTTTACGTTGACCAATTGCGCCGAAAACTGGACGTTATAAATCCCCGCCTTGCTTACGGTAATTTGGCTCTCAACGCTTCCAATCGTTACGCCTGACGAAATTTCCGTCGTGTTTAACGTGATTGGATACGCATCAGTCGTGCTGGTTATGCTCTGCGTGCTGCTGTCGTGAAACGAACCATACGGATTGGCCAACGTGTCCTGTGCCGTGTTGATGGCAGAGCGAATAGAATCAAACCACGCACGCCAGGGCGGTGTCAGTCGAGGGCTGTTGCGCTCGGTGATGTCATTGCCCGGAACTGGAGACACACTCACTGCTGCCGCTCCGACACCACTGCCGCGCCTTCGGTCACCACAAACTTTACCGGGTCTGTCATGCGGAACCGGAACACAAAATCCCGAGCAGAACCAAAGCGCCGCGCAATAACCCGCGTGAGGTATTTACCCTGCGCTCCGATCTGCAACAGCCTTGGATTGTTCCATGTTCTGCCGTTGTCCTTGGACACTTCCAGCGTGATCACCGGGTTTGGCGTGGCCGCGTTGTTGCCGGATGCGACATTGGTTCCCACGCCCGTTTCCATGTCCAAATATAGCTCTGCAATGCTCAAGACGTTGTGATCTTGTTGGCCGTGACGCGTAACCATCTCCCGCAAAACTTGGGTGCCGTCATCGGTGTAGTTGTTCTGGTCAATCAAAAACACTTTGCCGCTACTGGCATCGGTGATCAGAGCCTGATTTTGAAATGTTGTCGAAAACTGTCCTCGATGCCGCTGGGCATACGTCACGGATATCCCGCTCTGCACTTCAGACCAAATTCCCGTGCTCAAGTCGTACAAGAACGAACGGTTCGCCGTTGGAAACGTGAGCTGATACATCGGGTGCCCGTTAATCACATACGACAACGCTACCGCATCCGAAATGGTCGAAAATTGATTGATGGCGTCTTCAAGGTCTGGAGTCGAAACTACCGACACGCTGTAACCGGAAATCTGACAAACCTGACTGGTTCCTTGTGGGTTTTGCGCAAGAAACAAGATTGTCGACCCCGCATGCGCCCGCGACCAAATGGCATTAATTCCATATTCAGAGGTGGCCGATAAGATTGGGGCGAATGGCTGCGGGCTGTTGCCGACGTTCTGCCAGAACTCAATGTGGCGCTGGCTGAAGATCACCAGATTACCGATCAACGCATCCACAGCCACGATGTTGTCGGTGTACGCACTGGCGCTGGCAAACGATAAGCCATTCCAAGTTGAGGCGTCGAACGTGTCAGAGACAAAGAATTTTTGCGAGCCGGGTAGTTCTGCTACGAAATAACTGGAAACGAACGTGCAAGTTTTGGCTCCGTTTGGGAATCCGCCCGTCACCTCCGTCAACGTGTTAGTCGATGTGTTGAACTCGTAACCGTTCACACCGTCCACGATCAGGACTTGGTTTGAATCGTTAGCCATAGCAACGTTGCCGATGAAGCTGTTTATCGTCGCGCTGGCTACCGTTGAACCACTAGAATTGAGTCTGTAGAACGTATTAGAGATTACGTTGTAAAGAGCAGCTTCAGTTCCGAGCACGCCACGCGATACGCCACCCAGTGTGAACTTGGTGGTTAGTCCTGGCGTACCGAAAACCGCCACGTTGGTCTTATCGCCGTCTGGCCGATTTTCAAAATACACGTTCACGCGCCGCTGCCGGGTCACCGGATACGAGTGGCCCGCCATCCCATTACCGAACAGCGGATAAACTCTCATGGCGAATACTGATTGGGCTGAAAGTAAATTTCAGTGCGGTCCGGGTTTGCTTCCCGAGCGTAGCTAATCGCTTCCTGATAATTGCTGTTCATTTCTGGCGTCCAAACTGCGTTGAACATCGGACAGATTTGCTTGCTCAATCCCCAGCACAACGCATTGAACCACTCTTGGGGATATTCCGGATTATCAAGAGCGTTGTCGAAATCTTGCACCGGTCGCAGATAAACAATATGAATGTGCTTTGTAACGTCCTGAGCACCGCCACAGTCAATGTACAGCTGGCCGTTGGTTAACTGCGCTTCATAGTAAATGGCGGTCGGATCTGTAACGTAATTGGGCTGCGTCTTGGTCGGCAGCGCCTCGTACGTCTCGATCGTCATGTAATCCAATGGCGTATCGGTGCTGAAGGAGTCGCGCAGAATGGCCGTGACAATCTCAAGAGGTCGTTGGCCTTTCGTGGTGTAGTTCCAAACGTACGCGCCTTGGTTCACAGCCGCTGTCAGCGCCGCATTCAACGTGATGCTGCCAGATGCCACCGTGGCTACAGTCGTGCTTTGAATGTCTCCGGTGGACAGCTGGATGACCACATAGTCCCCAGCCGTAAACTGGCTGGTGCTTGTGAATAACAGGCTCGTCGCCGCAGCAGCGGCATAGACGCTGGTGTTGTTGGTGGCAAAGTTTTGACCCGGCAATGCCGTGACGCCCGCCGCCCAGTTATCTCCTGACGGGCCAAGACCGTATTGGTACTTGCTGGACGACAAAAACAAGTCGGCCCGCTGCCGGGTCCAGATTTTTAGCCCGCTCGCGAAGTCGTAGCGGCCCATCCACTGTTTGCACATCATGTTCAGCTTTCGAGCGCAGTCGGTGGTTTCCTGCGGATCGATTGAGCCGTACGCATCCAGCTTGCCGATGTTTAGCATCGCCTCGCGAATGATGTCATCACGGGTAACCGTGAACGTGTAAGTGCCGCTCGTGCTCATTTCATGCGTCTCCTGACAATCGGCGCAATCGCATCGTATGCCATATCAGCAGTGATTTCTGCCTGACACTGTGCAATCCCCATCGGCTGTCCATCTTCTCCAACAGCCTGCTGGCAATGGTCCCAGTTGTAATGCAGCTGGTGGCACGCCGGAGCCTCGTTTTTGCCGCGCCCTGGGCAGTTCGTAGCCTTGGCCCACAAGGATTTGGTGTTCTCCCAATCACGCGTGAGATTCTCCACCGTTGAATGCGACAGCAACACAACCTTGGCCATCTGCTCATGAGCCACCGCGTTCAATACACCAGTCTCCGGCCCCACGACCATATCGGCCTGCAAGCAGAATGACATGGTTTGGCGGATGGACCAGTCCCCGCACATAGGCCTCACGCGAGGCTCTGTCTGGACCTTGAACTTGCCGTGGCGGATTGGTGCGCCTTGTTCATTAGGCTGGAACCAACCCTGCTCCAAGATAATTCCGGCATCACCGCCGACAAGCACCACATGGACGTCCGTGAACTCCAGCATCAATCGCGCAATGATGTTATCGACCCAAGGCCACACTTTGTGCACAGACGACCCGGCCAGCGACCAGACAATGACGAACTGGCCCATCTTGGCCCGCTCTGCTTTTGCCCACAGCACTTCGTCTTCTGTCGGGAAAAACTTCATCGCTGGCCGGTGAGGCACTCCAGCGTATGCGTGCTGGAACCACAGATAATTGTGGTTTGTCATCTTGTGACGGAGAGCTGGCGCTGCTTGGTGCATGAATCGGCCCGGAATCGGTAACAGCGTTCCCTCCGCCGATTCGGACAGGTTGATCCAGCGGTCGTACTTCTTCGCGTGCCAGTCCCAGAACAGAGACAGCTGTGCGTTGGGTACTTGGTCACGGTCCTGATAGTAAAAGTCGTCAACGTTTGGATCGTGTAGCAAAACATCCGACCCCGGCGGAGAGCAAAACACCGTAACGTGGTAACCCTCTTTCTTGAGTCCCGCAATCACGCTAGACGCTTGGATGATGTCGCCGTAAGCGCCATACCGGACAACTGCTGCGGTCTTCTCAGGCTTTGGCAGCTGGTGACTGAACCGCCATTCATAGGCGCGGTCTAGCGTAGGATCTGGCTCTGCTAACTTTTGAAAAACCGCAAACAGGCTGTATTCCATGCCTTGATCGCGCTTATCACACACGCGCAAATCCCAGCTTCCGACCTCGCGCATCATGCTGATCACGAGCTGCTCGCTCACGTTCCATTTGTGGTCTTTATTGGCCCCAACCTCACCTACCTTGGGATATAAATCCTCATGCGGCAGATAGAGCACCAGATAACCGCCCACCTTGAGCACGCGCCACCATTCCTTAAGACAGGCCGGGACGTTCTCTAACGGAATGTGTTCAAGCAGATGAGAAGACAGCACGGCATCATATGCCCCGCTGTTGAACAGCTTTAAGTCCGCCGCGTCTTCAATCCAAATGTCTGGCTTCACATCAATGCCAAACATTTGACGGTCGATACCGTTGTCTAGGCCAATGAAATGCGGGAAACCCTTATTGCGCCCGCATCCGACATCAAGTACGCGTCCCCGAGTCCAGCGCACCAGCTCCCAAGTAATCTTTCCGATTTCGTTCCCTTGCGGGTCCGTATCTCTCCAGGTCATGTTGCCCCCCCCCGTAAAAAAAATACCCCACCTAAGTGGGGCAGTGTACAACGGGAGAAAACTCTATCAATCCCAAAGCACGTTCCATCCGCTGCCCGTGGCTTACATCCGATCCAAATAATTGTTGCGCTCTACGAACCCGCCAACGTCATCATAGAAAGCGTCGTTATGGTCGCGAGTGTATTCATCATCCGTCTGCAACAACGGTTTTTTGTCGAAACCGTAGCAAAGCGAATCTTTGTTGACTTCAAAGTTAGTAACGTCTCCATCGGCATACATGGTCGGCATATTGCCAGCCGTGTTGATGCCCATGCGACGGATGTCACTAAACTCCTGATCTTCAATGTCCATGCCCGGCGGCAGGGAATTCATGAACACGTTGTTCATGCTGTGTTTGGCTTCGTAATCACCGCCGGGACGACGTTCTCGCCCCGGCATTCCCTTTTTCCCTCGCGCTTCCTCAGAAGTTACCCAGCCATGACCCTCCGGAGAATACGGGAGAGTTACTTGGAATTTTTCCTGTACTACCTTTGGCATGGCTGGTTCCCCTTAGATTTTGGCGCTGCCGACTTTGTTGGTCATCTCAGGACGGCCCATGTCCTTGGTGTTAGGCATCTGGCTGCCTTCGCCACGAAGAACCCAACCGTCGCCGGGATAACCCAGACCGCCCTCGTAAGACGACATGCGCATTTCGCGAATGTCGCAAAGCTCTTGGTCTTCAATGTCGGAACCCGGCGGGAGCGTGTTGTACATAGCGTTGACGCCGTACATCAAACCCTTTTTGGCCAGATAACCGTTGTCACGAACGCCCACCATTTCGTTGCGGGCCATCATCGCCGAGTCCGGCAACACATCAATATCCGCAACTTCGGCGCGTTTCATCTCATGACGGGACTGCCCACGGGCATTCGCCGACTTGATGATGTCCTGCATGGTCGGAGCCATGTCGCCGTAGGTCTGAGTGCCCAACGATTCCTGCGTAATTTGCGGAGTTTCGTACTGCTTCCGACCAGGCTGATTAATTTTCGGCATGTCGTTCTCCTTAACCGATTACGTTCGCGAGCGGCTGGATGTTGAAGTCCAGCGTCATGATAGAAGCCTCAGTGGCATCGGTACCGCGCAGAACCTGAATCACGTCGCCCTGACTGACAGAGTACCCATACAGGCCAGCCGAACCCGTCTGGGTGTTCAGTGCCTGAATGTAAGTCTCGCCAACAGCGCCAGTGCCAGTGCCGTTTGCGTAGAGAATGTCTGGGCTGAACTGCGCCAGAGTGGCAGTCGCCAAAGACACCGCCACACCAGCCGCAGCGGTGTTAAAGATGCGATAAACGGTGTACTGACTGGCCGCCACATGCACAGAGCCCGACCCGTTGGGGTAGTACTGGGTCTTGGTGTAGGTGGAAGTTCCAGCCGTGGTCGTGCTTACGCTGATGCTCATCAACTGCAGGTTGGCGTGAGCCACAAACTTGGTAGTGGCCAAGTTCGCACCAGCAGCGGCAATCGCAGTGAACGAACCACGGCCCGTGTAGGTCGGATGGTCGTAAGCAAAGTTAGTAGTGCTATTCGTCAAACTCATGTGTGCTGCTCCTTAGGCCGCCGAGTCCCATTTCACGATCCGGCAATTGACGGCAAGCGTGTGGACGATGCCGAAACCGCCGAGGTAATACCACGCGATACCCTTGCTTCGACCGTAATCGGTCGGAATCTTCCCGCGCATTTCTTCCGGAACCGCGATAGCTTCGGCTACCGTGTCGTTACCAAAGAAGAAACACCAGTCCGATTTGCCGTTGGTCCACGCACTCGTGGTGATGCCGTCAGTACCCGTGCCCTTGGCAATGTTGGTCTGCTCAATGAACCGGGTGTTCTCGTAACGCCCGATTTCACCGTTCATGATCAACGCGAAACCAGTGTCAGAATACTGGTGGATGGTTTCAAGGTTGTTCTTGAACGTGCGCAGAGTCGTCGGCCACGCGATAGCGTAGTAATCGTCAGCGATATACGCCGGGATGTTGCGCTCTTTCATGGTGTCGACGATCGACTTCACGTGGCCGTTGTTCAAGGCAATGCTGTTGGTGCCGGTCACGGTGCCGTTGGTGTACAGCTGGATGGCAGCAGTATCGGTGCCGCTCGACGCAATCACGCGCAGAAGAGTCTGGTTGAACTGGGTCCAAGCACCACGGTCAAGGTACTTGACGCAGTCGTTCTTCAGAACCTTCTTGATAACGTCTTCGATCGGGAACTTCGACAGGTTGTCGAGCTTGCCGGAATACGGAACCGAGTTACCGGCTTCGGTAATCGTGAGCGTGCCCTGGACAATCGTGAAGTTGGTTTCCGGCATGGTGTTGGTTTCAACCAGCACCTGACCGGCAGTGGCGACGTCAGAGAAAACGTCCCAAGTGAACAAGTCGCCCTTCTTTTTGCCCTGCTGACTGATGTCATGGACGTCGGCGAACTGACGGAATTTAACAAGCGGCTGCACGTTGGCACGCAGCACGTTGGAAAGCTGACGGCTGTACATGTAGCCACCCAGCGAGTTAACAGCCCAAATCTGACCAGCCATTTTTTGGCCTCCTATGAACGTCTGTGAATGATCGGTCGACCCTGACCCCGAGCGCTTGCCAACTTCGCAATGGCGCTCTCGTAAGTCTCGTCGTCTCCTTCGTCGTCGTCTCCCATCTGGCGTCCACCAGCAACAGGAAGCGAACGAACCGACGCCTTGCGAGCTTCTTTCTGGCTTCGTCCAGAATCCGCACCAGCACCAAGTTGATTGCGCAGCTGCTGCAAGTAAGTTCGGGCATCATCCCCGACCATCTTTAGCCTCGCCTTAAAATCCATGTCAGGATTTTGATTCGCGAGTTCTGCGTCCACCTGCACGGCTCGTTGCCGCACTGGCTCAATCTTCAGCACATCAGCGTATTCGGCCTCAAACCAGTCCACAGCCTGCCGAAACGTCAACCGACCATCTATTCGCCCGTCCACAGCACGCAGAACGTCCTTCTCGGATGGTGTCTGCTCCAATCGCCGTGCCAACTCTTCAATGGCGTCTTGCTCACCCATCAATGCCCGCGTGAGCACATCGCGGACCCCGGTTTGCCGGGATTGTGGCTCGTCCTCAACGGATGGAGCCACGGCTACATTCTGCAACGCCTGTTTGGCATTTCGCAAGTATTCATCGGCAGCGCTTACCTTGCTGCTGGTTTCGCGCAACTGCTGGAGCGACAACCACCGCTCTTGGCCGTTCACGATGATTCGGTAATACGTCTCGCCGTTGGTCTGGCGCACATCGTCAGCCCCATGCTGCCGCGCCTCTTGGACGTCTTCAGGCTCGGTGTCTGGAGCAGAATCGTCCTGCTCTTCCCGGTCCTGCCACGTTTCTTCTTCAACGTCGTCTAGGCCATCGAGTTCGCGCTTGCGATCGTCGGCCTGATTAGCGATAGCGTTGAGACGTTCCAGCCGCTCATTGTTGCGTTCTTCGTTTGCCTTTTTGGCATCCTCTAAGCGCCGGATTTCATCTTCACTACGGCTGGCCCGCATTAACGGTGCCTCGTCGTTCTGTGTTTGTGATTTGTTTCGCTTGCTCACTGTTCCCCCTCTAACATGTTGAGCGCTTGCAGGCCGTCCTGCACTGCATACGCCAGCCAATCGCGGAATGACCGCGCCCGTGTGATGACGGATTGTTCCGCCAGAATGTCTTTGATGCTCATCAGATGAGCTTCTGTGATCAGTTTCTCAGAAGCTGTTTCTTCCTCTTCTTCGCATTTCTTCAACAAATATGCGCCGATGTCGCTACGAATGAAGTCCTCAACCTGTTTGCCAAACACAGCCGAATTCACTACCGGGTCGGATGGGTCGAGGTTTCTCATCGCTGCATGGCCCCCATTTGTTCAACGCCCGGCATCCCTTGTCCTGGCATGGCTTGCGCTGGGCTTTGAGGCTGCGGAACAGGCTGCCCGCCTGCCGGTGGCACTCCTACTGGGGCTTGCATGGGCTGCTTACCTTCTGCTAAATCTTTTAGAGCCAGATGCTCCGCGTACATCTGAACATTCTGCTGCTCGTATTCCTTGTCGGCCAAAAGCAGTTTGACGATGTTGTTTTCTCGATTGGTGTCGATCTTGACCTGATTCGCTTCTGACTTGTCTTTGCGCTCGGCTAACAGCCTCTGGATTGCCTGCATCAGCTGCTGGTTCTGCTGCTGGAGCTTTGCTACTTCTGGATCGTTGCCCAAGGTGAAGCGCTCGCCGTCCTGATACCCAGATAACGCTGCGATTTCCTTCCAGACTTCTGACAAGTTCATGCCCGGCGGTGGACGCGCCGAGATGGCCGCAAACGAATTGATGCCGGCCAAGAACTTCTGCATCTTGGTTACCGGATCCGTGTTGCCCATGCCAACGTTGACGTTCACGACCATTTCTTTTTCAAGCAGGTCGTCTGTCACTCTGTCCATGCCGAACTTTTGGAACTGCTTAGACTTCTGGCCAGCAAGATTCAGAATGTTCTGGTCTGTCTCGTACGCCTGCTCGAGCAAAACCAGTTGACGCAGGATGGGCACCACAAACGTCTCTGAGTACGTCATCAGTGCATACTCAGTCAGCATGTTGGCCGGAGCCTGTAACAACGTCATCGATCGCGCAGGCTCACGAGGTGACCTTGCGGTTTGCACACTGGCGCTGCTGAAGTTGCCCACTAGCTCGTCAAAGTTCGCAGTGTTCCGGTCTTCCTCTAGGTAAGCCGACTGCGTGACGTCCTGCCATTGGTTCTCAACAACATCCTCTTGCGGGTTGTCCATCAAGACCACTCGCCCTGGCACGTTACGCACGAGCGCCGGAAGGTCTACGTTCTTGCCGCGTTTCGCGAAGTAGCCTTTGTTCAGCACAAACTTCACGTTATCCATGCGCTGATTCTTGATCTCGTTGATTTCTTCTTGCAGGTCTTTAACCAGCTGAGGCAACGGAGTTGGCAATGGCTTGTGCGTCTCCAGCAACATCGTGCCCATGACGTAGGGCCGTTTCCCGTGAAACACGGTCTGCTCTAACGGTTCCGGGTCCGTCAGCATCCGCTCGCTCCGGAGCGTGTAGAACTCGTAATCGGTGCCGTTCCATCGATGGATATGTCGGTGCACGAAACAGATGTCGTAATCGGACACAGAGCGCCGTTCAAGCGCGGGGTCTTGCTGGTTGCCTACGCGAGTTCGCCGAGTCGAATCATCGTCAGACGTCGCTACCAGTGCGGAGTCTGGATATTCCTTCCACTGCCGGCCTTTCGGGTCTGGCCGCGCCATGCGGTTCTTGACGTCCACGACATACATCGGGATAACATGGATCACATACGGGCTTGAATTGATCGGATCCGTCCACTGCGCAGACGGGTCGAACCGGAAGTTCTCAATCGGGATGAGGTCCACGCACGGCTTGTCCTCATTCGGCACTATCTTGCCCTTGGCATCGCGCTTCATTGAGTAGCGCCAATGCACATGCGCCACGGCAGCGCCCTGCGTCTGCGCGTCCTGCATACCGCCCATCACGACTTGGAACCACGGAATAGACTTCGTTAGCCGGTACTGCAACAGCTGCTGCATTACCTCAGCCGAAACACGTTCCTGCTGGTCGTTCTGGTTCTGCGCAGTGACGCTGATACGGTCCATGTTGCTGAAGAATGCTGCCGCCGCTGCCGCCTCGTTCTTGCGAATGATGGCGCGGGTCTTCGGCACAAACATGTGCGAGCGCTTGCGGAAAATCTCGCTGTTGTACTTGCTGTCGGATGCGTGCTGATTGTTGAACGCTCGGATCGAGTCATCCCATAGGCTGCGGTAGTTGGAGTCCACAAACGATGTGGAGAAACGCCAAGCATCTTTGGCTCGTCGCGACCAGTTGGGCTGGTCTGAATCAAACTCCATATCATCATCGTCGTACTGCTCAGGCTGCGGGCCGCCGTCATCTTCTTCTGACGCCGCATACCAAAGGTCAACATCAGCCTCTTTCGGGTCTTTGATGCTTGGCGGCTGTGGCCGCGATTGGGTGCTCTCGCTCATGTGAAACCATTCTCCTGTCGGAACCGCCAAGACACAGGAACAATCGGCAGCTCTCCGTGCCAAGCGCCGCGTTTCAAGCCAAAGGCCTCCAGCAGCTGCCCGCCAAACTCCACCGCCGAGCGCTGAACTTCCTTCGGCGTGCCGAGCTTGTCTTTCGGCAGCAGGCTGGCAAACCCTTCTCGCCCAATTTCCTCGGCCACAGCCCCGGCAATCACCAGATGACGGATCACGATGCCTCCACCTTGGAAACCGACCACCCACGGATGGTTAGGGTAGTGCTCCATCAGAGCCTTGCCGACATCCATCGCCAGTTCCATCTGGGAACGCTCTGCCGCGTCGCCTTTCTCAAGAATTCGCATCAGTTCACCACTGGTTCGTAAAAACCGGTATCGCCCCGGTCGGTTGAAGCAAATCCGCGTCCGTTGGAAAACTCATAAACCCTATGGTCGGGTGCGTTGAACTCCGAACCCCACGCACGGATTGCCATCTCCTTCCAAGAGAATTGCCGAGATGTGACGTTTAGGCCAAGGCTTTCCGGGACGCCGCGCTGCTGAATTGCCGGCGGATAAAGGTATGTGCTGAAGTAACCATCAGCCGTCCATTGCGCATAGGTGCCGCCCGATGATGGCGTGCTTGGGCTGGTGACATAGCCTGGCGAACCACTGGCGTTGATCAAAACGCTATCCGCAGTGAAATCGTCGTGGTTTTGCCATGCGTTGCTATACGCCATAAGTTATTGCTCCTGCGACTGCGACGACGGCCAACACTGGTAACGTAAGATTCCACCACCACGAATGCACATCCCATACGCGGGGGTCTGCCCAACCCCACCACGGCAGGTTGGCACGGCGGCCTTGGCCGTAATGCTCGATCCACTTGTATTCGGCCTGCGCGTGTTCGCGGCCAATGAATACGCCAGCGCCCAGCGCAGCGCCGGCCCACCAGTCGCCGGTGGCAAAGCCGACTGCGGTTTGCACGACGAGCGCAATCAGCAGGTGCTCAAGCTCGTGCATCACCGGATGCGCCTTGCCGAAAGCACACCGAACCCGGCAACCGAGCCTGCCGAAAACGTGGCGAAGTGCAACAAATAGATTGTCGTTGTGGTGGCTAGTTGAAAACGATTGCGGGGAAGTGAATAGCTATTTGTGATGGTGCCGATGGCAGAAACCGGCGTCACTTGCGTGTTGTATCGCGTGGTTAAAAATGTACCAGCTGACGTAGAAATGCCGCTTTGCAAATACCCGGCAGTCGCGCCAGTGAAAGCAAACGCCCCGGTGCCCCACACTTCCCAGTCACCAGCAGTCAAACTAATGCTGGTGATTGAGGCTGTCGTCGCGGTAGTTAGTGCAACCGCGCTTCCTGCCGCAATGTTTGACTCAATGTACTGCCCGATGTCTCCCGCGAGAGCATTCGCCGTTCCAGTCGTGTCGCCAATATACCAATGCACATATTGGTTGTAGGTGAGATTTTTGTAAGTTCCAGAAGAACTGATTAGCGAGTTTCCGCCATCAACAATTCTTTGACTGCCTGCCTGTAAACTTTTCAGAAAGGTGCCAGATGACAGGTAAGAAATGTTTTGGCCAATGAAACACGGCCCATTAACGCCGCTTACGTCGTAATCGGTGACTGCTCGGTTGCTGTGATTGTTGTTGATTCTGGCGGTATAACTAAATCCATCTGGAAACGCGCCGACAGTATAAGTCCCGTTAGGTTGAGCGGCGGTGACGCCTGTAATCGTCGTGCTGCTGCCACCTTCATTAGCGTTGGTCATCAAAAATCTTACGGGATAATTGATGTTCTCAAACCAACTTGATTGAATGTTGTAGTTGCAGTTTCTGCCTAAGATCCCGTACTGGGTTTGCGCGTTTGTGCCGCTGTATAAATAACAGTTGGTCACGTTTCGGATGCTTTCTGATTGTGACCCGTAGTCAAGAATCATCGCCAAAATTCCGTTGGCAACGTCAGTCGCAAACCCGTTATTGCTAATTTGGGGAGAATCGTTCCAGTAAGTTGACGTAGGAGTCGCAGACCCATACCAAACGCGGGCGGTGTCGTTGGTCATTAACAGCCCTAAGCCCGCGTTGATGAACTGGGAAAAGTAACAGCGGTCGTGAACCGTGTTGATGCAGCATTCTTCAACGACGTTGTACCGGCCACCAACAAATATGCATTGGATAATCGACGTTCGCTGGCAATTCGCCAAATAAATTCCGCAGCCGTTTGTCGGGCAGTTGATGGTCAAGCCTTGGATGAGAACGCCGCGCATTCCAGTGATGTCGCCGCCGACTCCATTCGTGAGCGGAAACGCTTGAAACCCATGCGCCATGTCTTTGTCAGCGGCAGTGCTCAAGGTTGAATGCGTAAACGTGATGGTGGCTTTTAATCCAATTAGTTGTCCTTGAAAATTGTGACCAGATGTATCGGTCAACAAAATTGCACTTGAACACTTATAGGTTCCCGGCGGAAAAATGATTGTGCTGTTTTGGTTTGCGTCAATTGCCGCTTGAATGGCAACTGTATCATCCGTCACCCCATCACCAATCGCGCCATATGCTTTTACGTTGGTGATTTGTGCAAGGGTGTTTGCGGTGTAAAGCTCGTTAAAATTGCTGTTTACTTTCTGAAACGCAGTACGACCGGGATCGCCAGTGTTGTCCCCGGCCACTGTGCCCACGTTAATTACTTGCTGCGTCATTTAGCTGTACTCCGGTTCCATAATGTCGGAATCAATATATTCGGGTGCACGCGGGTCCATGTCATAGATTCTGGAAACCGCGTCGATCAAGTCTTTTAACCCGCAGAACGGATAATACGCTACCTGCATCTTGAGACGCTCGCTGAGGTTGTACAGCTGGCCGTTCTCATCTCGGTACACGATGGGCTTGGCAATACGGTAATCATAGCCCTGGGCAATCATGCGCACCTGCTGCGGGCTTAAGTCTGGCTCGTCGTCTTCAGGCTCTCTCGGCAAAAAGAACGCATGGTTTCTGATGTCCGGCAGCAAGCGCTGCACGCGGTCATCTTTAGAGCCCGGACTGTCGTGCGGCCATTCCAGCGGGTCGATGCTAAGTCCCTGCACGTTCTCAGTCCTGATTCGCTCCTCAAAGTAGTCCATGTCGGCAATCGCGCCGAACCGCTCATAGCCAACCTTGATGCCCACTATGCCGGGTGCCACTCGCCATTTGCGCCAGAGGTCGCGCATATGGGTCCAGCGCTCGAGCAAGTCCATTTTGTGATCGTAGCCGTCCAGCAAATACTTGTTGCCTTGGAAATCAATGCCGATGACCGCCATCGCAGTATTGGCCGAGCCTTTCTTCTTGGAACGTGCCGGGTCGATCATGAGATAGCACATCAGCGTCTCTGGTCGCGCTTCGTAGGTCTGCAAGTCTTCCGGGTTGAACCAGCGCTGAGTTCCGGCCAGCGGATTTTGTAGCATCTGGCAGGCGATCGTGGCTTCCAGCTGCGTGCGAAGCCTGCGCTCCCATTCTTCCTCGTTGAACAGCACCGGCCGGCCGTCCTTGGTGCCGTCGTGCGTCGCTGGATGAATTCTGGGGACGATGCCTGTGCCCATGATGTGCGCATAGGTGTCCGCAAAGTTGTACCGGGTGCCGATGTGCCACCAGCGGCCACCAGCGGTGCCCAGGTTGTCGCTCATGGACCACGCCTCGGTGGTCTTGGTGATCTGTTCCGGAGTGCTTACTGATTCCAACGTCACGACGTCATCATAAACCCGGAGCGCAAAGTGCCTGGACGTCGGCTGTCCGTCGACCAAGCCGTGAGCCTCAATGGTGGCCTCCTTCGGGTTGCCCTGGCGCTTCACCACGATGCCAGCGTCCAGACTCCAGACTGGTGCCTCCTTTTGTGGGTTGGCCCATAGCACATCAGGGAACAAACTTTTGAGCAGTTCGTTGCCTTCGAACTCGCGTTTGATTTGAGCTAGGAACGCTTTAGAGATTGGCTTGGTGTGCGAGAAAAGACCGACCGTAATTTCTGGTCTTTTCAAAATCTCTTGGATGATTCCGGCAAACGTAATGATGGTGCTCTTGTAGTGCTCACGCGCCCACAGGTCGAGATGGTTGTCCGGGTGCAGCTCTACCTGCCGGCAGCGCTCATACAGCCACGGGTGCCAGACGTCGGTGCGGCCCAGCAGCTTAACCAGCAGATAATACCGGTCGACCGTGGCCAGCCAGCGCATTGCCGCATGGTCCGAGCCGCGCCCGTCTAGCGCATCCCAGACCGTGAGCAGGTCACTGAATCGTGTGTTCCGCAGCTGGTGCTCTAC